GGCTACTTCAGAATCGTTTACTCTAGCTGACACAGAAACAGGTGCATGGGGTACTTCAGCGGCTACTTCAGAAGCGATTACCTTTAGCGATGTTTATACTGCCCTTACCGCATTTGCTGGTACTACAGCAGAGTCGTTTACCCTTACCAATACTCAATCTGCATCTGCTGCGTTTGCTGGTACGTCTGCTGAATCTTTTTCTTTAAACGATGTAGATACATCGCAGTTTAATTTTTACGAAACTAATGCTGAAACGCTTAACGTAGCTGACTCGTCATCTTCAACATTTAATACCAACGCAGCTACAGCGGAATCTTTTTCACTTACTGATACAACGCTTGGTGCTTGGGGTGCTTACGTAGCTACAGCGGAATCGTTTGCTCTATCTGATTCACAATCGGCTAGTGCGGGGTTTAAAGGTACTAATGCTGAATCGTTTAGCCTTGCCGATTCATTAGCCGCAGGATTTACGTTTTACACCACGATTGCTGAGTCAACATCTATTACGGAAGCGGTAACAAGCTTTTTGGCTGCATTCCCACAAGTTGCAGAAATCATAGCGCTCACTGAAATTACGGCATCAAAAACTAATTTTGTTGGATATACCGCCGAAACCTTTGTGCTATCAGAGAGTATTTTCCCTCGTGGCTGGTTTAAAATTAACGACAACCAGACAAGCAACTGGACAGGTATTGCGACTAATACGACTACGTGGTCTAGTATTAACAACGCTCAAACACCCGGTTGGACTCCAATCGACGACTCGCAAGGATAAGCCATGCCATCAACTTACAGTACCAGCCTAAAACTTGAACTTATTGCCACCGGCGAACAGGCTGGTGTTTGGGGTAACACAACCAACTCAAACTTAGGCACACTACTTGAGCAAGCAATTGTCGGGGTGCAGTCTATCGCCATGAGTGATTCAGACTATACGTTAAGCAATTTAAACGGTGTAACGGATGAAGCACGAAATGCTGTTCTTGTTGTGACTGGACCGAATACTACGACTCGCAACGTCATCGCCCCGCTTGTGCCTAAAGAGTACGTTGTTGTAAATAACACCTCTGGCGGTTACCCTATTACTATTGGTGCTTCAACGGGCGTAACTGTTACGGTTGGTAATGGCGTTGTTAAGTCAGTGTACTGTGATGGGGTAAACGGCTTTTACGATGAGTTGCCTTCAATTAACGGCGGGACGTTTTAATGCTTAAACAATTACTTACAGGAAGAGACAACCAGACCTACGACATTGCGCGTGTGTCTTGGATGGTCAGCCTGTTCGCAATTTTAGCTATTGCTGGTTATGAGGTTTATATGCACGGCACTGTTGGCATCCGTGATCTTGCTGAGTCTCTTGGCATTGTATCGGGTGCAGGTGGTGCTTCCGTTTGGGCTAAAAAAGATGCGGAGCCAACATAATGTTTCCTTTATTGCCAAGCGCCCTATGGATGAAAATTGTTGCAGCTTTAGCGCTGTGCGTTGCTATGTACTTTATGGGGTGGAGTCATGAACATAAAAAGTTCGTTAAATTTCAAGCAGAGGTTGCTGCACTTGGTAAGGCTCAAGAACAGATTAATGCACAAAAGGTGAAAGAACATGAAACTATATCCACTTCAATTAAAGACGAGTATGAAGGCAAGCTTGCTGCTGTTCACAATTATTACTCTAGCAGGGTGCAGCAGCCCAGTCCCAGTCGCAGTAACGTGTCCCCCGTTTCCAAGCCCGCCCAATGTCCTAATGTCCCAGCCCCCGACGCAGGACTTGCTCGACGCTGCGCTCAAACTACCCTCCAGCTAACAGAACTACAGAAATGGGTTAAGGGCGTAACCGATGCAAAGTAACTGGAAACAATCGTTTGACTACATGCTGGAGTCTGAGGGCGGGTTTAGTGACGACCCCGATGATAATGGTAATTGGCTTCCTGATGGCAGGAAAGGCTGCACCAATCTTGGTGTGACACAAACAACTTGGGAGTCTTGGATTGGCAGGCAGTCAAACGAAAAAGAAATGCGGAATCTTACGCCAGCTTTGGTTGAGCCTATGTACCGCCGCAAGTTTTGGGAAGCGTGTTCTTGTAACAATTTGCCTCCGGGCGTGGATTATCTTGTGTTTGATTTCGCTGTTAATGCTGGGGTTGGTCGCAGTGCTAAGACTCTGCAAAGTGCTGTTGGTGCAACGCCTGACGGGGCAATCGGTCCGTTAACCTTAGCTGCGGTAAGTAAGTTCAACCCAGAAGAACTTATCACTAAATTTACCGACGAAAAAATAGCGTGGTATCAAAGTTTAAACAACCCAACCTATGAACAAGGCTGGCTTAACCGTGCGGAAATTGTCCGTCAACGTGCTTTGAAGATGGTGGGATAATGCCGTTACAGAAACTTACATTCCGTCCGGGTGTCAACAGAGAAGGCACAGACTATAGCAACGAGGGTGGGTACTATGACTGCGACAAAATTCGGTTTCGTTCAGGCTTTCCTGAAAAGTTGGGCGGTTGGGTGCAGTTATCTGCCAATCAATATTTAGGCACGGCGCGGGCGCTATGGTCATGGGTTGACTTAAATAGCAACAGCTACATCGGTGTTGGCACAAACTTAAAATACTACATTGAGTGGGGTAGTGGTTATTACGACATTACACCAATCCGCCGCACAGTCACGCTTGGCGCGAACCCTTTTGCTACTGCCTATAGCACCCTCAACGGTGGCATTACTGCTACGCAGACTACACTTATTCTTACTTCAGCAGCATCGTTCCCGACCACTGGCGGGTTCATTAAGATTGGTTCAGAGCAAATTTACTACTCGGGCAAGTCTTCTAACACTCTTACAGGGTTAACCCGTGGTGTAAACGGTACTACCGCTGTTTCTCATGGTACGGCTTCGGCTGTAGGGTGTTCGACCATTACGGTGACTGATGTTGCTAATGGTGTAGTGCAGAATGACTTTGTGACTTATAGCGGCGCTACAGCGTTCGGCGGGTTCACAACCGGCAATATCAATGCACAGCAGCAAGTATTAAACGTCATCAGCCTTGACTCGTACACTATAAACATAGCCAATACGTTCTCAACTAGCGCAACGTCTGGTGGCGGTTCGGCGGTTGTTGCTGCGTATCAGATCAATACTGGTCTAGATATTTACGTATCGGGTAACGGTTGGGGCGCAGGCGGCTGGGGTACAGGTGGTTGGGGTTTACCCGCAGCTCTTGGTATTGGTTCACAACTTCGTTTATGGTCTAACGACAACTTTGGTCAAGACCTCATTATTGCCCCCCGTGGCGGTGGTATTTATTACTGGACAGCAGGTACAGGTGGGTCGTCTGCGCTAAACAATCGTGCGGTATCTCTACAGTCTTTAGCCAACACCACTACGATGTACACAACTACTGCTACGTTTTCAAGCGGTGTGACAACAATTACTTTATCGAATGTAACTAATTTGGTTGATGGATGTTACATCACTGGCATCGGTATTCCCGCTAATACTTACGTTACATCAGCGTATGTGCAAGGTTCAACGACTGTACCTATTTCAGCAACCACTACGCTGGCTAGTTCGGGCAATTACAACGTATCTTATTCGGGGCAGTATGTTCCAAACACTACTAACCAAGTTATTTCTTCGGCAATTCAAAGATTTGTTATTGCGTTTGGTGCTAATTCCTATTCGCCCGGTACTCCAAATACGCAATTTAATCCAATGCTCGTCAGATGGTCTGACCAATCAAACCCTGAACAATGGGTTCCACAACTGACAAATCAGTCAGGTGAATACGTACTGACCAACGGCTCATACATTATGCAGGCACAAGCTACCCGCCAAGAAATTTTGGTGTGGACTGATTCTTGTTTGTATTCGATGCAATACCTTGGTGCGCCGTATGTGTGGGGCTTTCAAATCCTCATGGATAACATTTCTGTTATATCGCCAAACTCAATGGTGACCGTTAACAATGTGACTTATTGGATGGGAGTTGAAAAGTTTTATTCTTATTCGGGGCGCGTTGATACGTTGCCGTGTTCGTTGCGCCAGTATATTTTTGATGATATTAACCAAGACCAAGCGTATCAAGTATTTGCAGGTGCTAACGAAGGTTTTAATGAAGTTTGGTGGTTCTACTGTTCCAAAAGTTCAACAGTGATTGATAAGTACGTTATTTACAATTACCTTGATAAAGTCTGGTATTACGGCACAATGGGTCGTACTGCTTGGTTGGGCGTTGGTTCTCACCCAGTTGCTGCGGATTACAACAATCGTTTGCTTAATCATGAGGTTGGCACTGACGATGTATCAACTTCACAACCCATGCCTATTGATGCGTATGTGCAGTCGTCAGATTTTGATATTGGTGATGGTCATAACTTTGGGTTTGTCTGGCGCATATTGCCTGACGTAAACTTTAATGGCTCAAACGTTAATGAGCCTTATGTAACCATGACGGTTAAACCTCGCCAAAACTCCGGTACGCCTTATGGCAGCGCAGATAATCCTGTTGTGCAAAGTTACGACAATTACAGCAACCGTGGCACATATAACATTCAACAGTTCGATGGTCAGGTCTATACCCGCCTGCGGGGT